AGAAGCAAACCATGACGCCTTCTGCGTGTCGTGCGATTATGTTCTAGTAGACGACCATGAGAATATAATTGAAAGAAAGTATGCTGAGAAAGAAAATATATCTTGTGGTATAATGTATCGAAGAGATTTGCTTATGGAGTATGGTGGGTATGATCCAAATATGCGACACAGAGAAGAAGAAGAATTAAGAAAGAGATTGGGCGATTTTTATAACATACATCATCTAAGAATTCCGTTCTATCGATATAGGATGCACAGTCACAACAAAACTAAAGAACCAGAGTATAAAACTTGGGAAATATAGGAGAGTAAAATGTCTAGATGTTTAGTTACGGGGTATAAAGGCTATATTGGGTCTAAATTATCTGAAAAATTGCAAGAATTAGGTCACGAAGTAAGGGGTATAGACCTCAAAGAAGGGGAAGATATCTTAGACGGACTGGGAAAGTTTGTTGACTTTAGGCCCGAATATATTTTTCATCTCGCATGTATTCCACGAGTTGCATATAGTGTTGAACAACCTGTCTACACAATGATTAATAATGTCATCTCAACCAGCATTGTTTTGGATTTTGCCAGAAAGACGAAGGTTAAGAGGGTTATCTACTCGGGTTCCTCGTCAGTTGTTGGTAATGGAGACGGCCCGACAAGCCCATACGGGCTACAAAAGTTGTTCTCCGAGATGGAAATGAGACTTTACACATCATTATATGGTGTGGATACGGTAACCCTCAGATATTTTAACGTGTATTCTCCTTGCCAAAAGGCCGAGGGCCCCTATGCGACTGCTGTTTCCAACTTTATGGAATTTATTAGGCAAGGTAAAAATCCATTTATCACCGGAGATGGTGAACAAAGAAGGGATATGGCACATTTGGAGGATGTTGTCGGAGCTAATATCGCCGCAATGCGCCGCGGCCCCAGTTTTGAAGGCGCAGTATTTGATATTGGCACGGGAGAAAACATTTCGTTAAATCAGATTAAAGCCTTCGCACAAGAGTATTTTCCCCAAGTTCAGTTTGATTATCGGGACGATAGAGTCGGCGACGTTTTAGAAACGAGAGCAAATATCACACCATATTTGGAAGGATCCTCTTGGAAGCCTGTACATACAATCGAATCGGGTATAAGGGATTGTTTCGAGAAACTAAAAAAAGAAACAGGAGGGATAGGTGAATAAGTTTAATATTGGAATTATCGGTTTTGGCTTTGTCGGATCTTCGGTCGCTTATGGTTTTTCGCCGCAGACAGGTTTTGACCATGCCACCATAAGAATCTACGACAAAGACGACAGCAAATCAACTCATAGCTTGGAAGAGGTACTGGATAACTCTGATTTTGTTTTCTTGTCGGTGCCTACACCCTCCAATTTAGATGGCTCGATCAGTCTATCAATCTTACATAATGTGTTAGAACAAATTGATGAGCGTGGCACCAAGAATGGCTGTATAGTGCTGGTTAGATCTACTATCATCCCAGGCACCACTAGAGGCTTTGAGCAAAAGTATAGAAATATAAGATTTGTGTTCAACCCAGAGTTTTTGACAGAAAGATCCGCTAAGTTTGATTTCATTAATCAAGCTAGGTTTGTTCTTGGTGGTGATCCTAGCGATACTCATAAGGTGGCAGAATTTTTAAGATTTAGATTCGGAAACTCTACTCCAATGATAGAGACAAATTTCGAAACGGCTGAGTTCATCAAATATATGAATAATTGTTATTTTGCGACTAAAGTATCGTTCATGAATGAAATGAAGTTAATCGCGGATAAGAGCGACGTTGATTGGGGCGTTGCTGTAGACGGTTTTGTAAGAGACGGCCGAGTTGGTCATACTCACTTAGCCGTCCCGGGCCCAGATGGAAAGTGTGGGTTTGGGGGAAGTTGTTTTCCAAAAGACATGCAAGCATTAATGAGTCACGCCAAATCAATTGGTGTGAACACCAACGTCCTCAACGGTGCGTGGAAAACAAATTTAGATGTTAGACCAGAGAGAGACTGGGAAAAACTACTTGGAAGAGCTATTATTAAAGAGGAGAATTAAAAATGGCAAATGAAATGAATTTATCAGATCAGGCACTTGGTGCATTGATGATGGCCCTGCAAAGGTCTTTAATGGAGCAGTCGGATATTGTCCCGGTGCTTCAGGGATTTCGATTCAGATTATCGGACGAAGGGCTCGTGGTTATGAACCCACCGTTGGTTAAGCTTGGGACCGAAGATGAAGAAGAATCAGTAGGTGCCTAGATACGAATATAAGTGTAGAGAATGTGATGTTGAGTTTGAAATATCACACTCTATGAAAGAAAAAATGAGTGATTGCGGATCATGTAAGGCAGAGGGATCACTATTTAAGGTGATTGCAAGTTTTGCGGTCAGTGGTTTTGAATCTAGCGATTCGGACAATCATCAGAAGCCTGGTAAAGTTGTTAATGAATTTATAGAGGAAACCAAGACGGAGGTTTCACAGTATAAAAATGAGTTATCAAGAAATATGGTCGATGTTAATGAGATAGGTGAATAATGGAATTTATTATTTTAATTTTGCTTATCGTATCAATTTTGGCCAACATATTTCTTGTTAGTTATGTCCGTTTTTTATTGGAACAATTATCATTTGTGTCTGAGAATATCAATTCCTTAGTTGGTTCTGTAGTCGAACTTAGAAATCACTTATCAGAGGTGTATGAGTTAGAAAGATTTTACGGTGATCAAACACTTGAAGATTTATTACGACATACTTCAGCCGTGACCGAAACATTGCAAGATTTTGAAGATATCTATATGCTTGTAGAGAGCAAAGAAGATGAAGAGGAGAATCTGTTTGAAGAACCAGAAGAAGCCGACAATACGGAAGCGATTTAGGAGAAGGGGATCTGGTAGGAAATACTTCACCCAGGTTCATGAAGATGCAATCCTCGAATATGTCGCAACCGATGATATAAAAGTAAGAACCAAACTATATGTTAATTACATAGGCCCAGCATTTGATGAAATGGTGGATAAAATTGTGTATACATATAAGTTTACCAGTCTTCCCAATATAGATTCTTTAAGGGATGAGTGCAAAATTTGGCTCATAACTATACTTGACAAATATGATAAGAACAAAGGGTCAAAAGCCTTTTCTTATTTCTCAGTAATTACAAAGAATTGGTTTATTGCTGAAACTAAAAAGAAGGCCAAAAGAAACAGGCAAGAAGTAGAATTAGGAGAATTATCAAAAGATTTAGAACTCAAATATATTTCCACAAATAACCCGTACCAGAAAAAAAGAGAATCAAAAGAATTCTTTGGTTTGCTGAATAACGAAATAGATAGTTGGGAACACGAGAATATGAAAGAAAGCGAAAGGAAGGTTCTCGATGCAATAAGGATACTTTTTGATAACGTCGAAGATATAGAAATTTTTAATAAGAAAGCTATTTACTTATACCTGCGAGAGATCACCGGCCTCAACACGAAACAAGTGGTCAGCAACTTGAACAAGATGCGTTTGAGATACAGGGTTTTTAAATTTAAGTGGGATGAAGGTGATTTATGAAAAACTTAGATCATTACTTAGAGAAAGCTATCGAAAACATAGAGTCGGACAGAGAGACCACAAAGGAGCTTCTTGACGACGTTATGAGATATGTTTCTAAGAATGAGCAGCACCACAAGGAAGTGGGCGCCATTGCCGCCAAATATGTTGAAACACTTCAGAGGTCTAACGAACAGTTGGTGAAAGTTTCTACAATCATTTTTAAACAACAGGGCGCCCATAAAGGTCTGACTGACGATGACAAGTCAGAAATATTTGACATCCTTCAGGACAGCAAGGGAAACTAAATATGTCTATTAAGGCGAGAAGAAAGAATTTAAGGATGTATAATTTAGATTCTGATGAGATTCAGGGTAACTATGCTCTTATGTTGCGCGCCGCTCAACAAGAGGCGCTATCCCCGTCGAGTCCGACAATAGGCGCTGGTCAAACTGCTATATGTTTACTACAGTTTAGGATTAAGGCTTCAAATCCAAATGTTCCTCCTTTACAACCGATCAAACGCGACGGTGATTCAGCCGGCGCAGCCGCCCGAAACGCCGTTGAATCCGGCAAATATCGTATAGCTTGCCATGCCCTGATCATAGATAGTGATGCGGGGTCTATAGGTCAGTCTGGGTTGGAACACAGTTCTCATTGTTTGCCGAGCCCTTTTGCTAAATCTTCCATAACAAAAAATGATTATATTCTTCTGGCTAGAAGATTTCCGATATATGTTGGCGACTATATCGAACCGTCCGGCCAGACTGCCGGCGACGGCGTGTCCAAAATTCAGCTCGAACCCGGGATGTCCATAAGGGTTTGGGATAACGATGTTCAAGGTGGGGTGTATGGCACGATTACAGAAGTATTGGACACCGAGCGGGCCATTACCCAGCTTCCGGACGGCACCATCCGGGCATTGTTTAACGGTGGCGAGGGAGGCCTCGACGGCAGCTCCGGAGATCTTCACGATCCAGTGCTTGAACAATATCGCATTCTACGTAATCCCGAAGACTGGCCTCGGTCACAGATCTCCGAGGATCCGCCCAGGCCTTGGTCATCGCTCGATGTGGCGGAGGAAATGCACGGCCCCGGGCAGAGACGCGTCTCCCAGGGCCCTGTTTCTGATGAAATCCCTCCACCAGAATTGGAAGAGGGCTGGAGTTTGGTTCAGCGCTGGAGGAACCTCATCCAAGGAGATTCAAATGATTATACTGATGATATACTTGGTAATGATATACGAGGGCATTCTTATGTAGTGTTTAAAGAAGGCGCCAAGGTCACGGTTTATGAGTCAGCTCAATCCTATGGGTTTCGCACACCCACTATAGTTTGGGAAGACATCGGTGACCGACACCGAGGCTATACTGTAGCAGTCCAATCAATGCCGGGCAAGAGCTGCAACGGCTGCGCACCTCCAGATTTTGCCAAGGTCATCGGGTCCGGAAAATTCCGCACCTGGGTCGATGGCGCCAGGTTGCCATGTGTTACTTTTACAGCGTGTTTTCTGTTAGAGACATGGAACCCCGACGTCGTTGATTTGGATCAGCAAGAAGACTAAAGGATAGGAATATAAAATGTCTGGTGAAGAATACAATGTGGCTCCCCCAAACGAAAAAAAGATGTGTCGTGTTGAAGATCCCCCTGCTGATGTTCAAGGTGTTTTTGACTTAGACGCTGACAACTTCACGCTCCGTGGATCAAACTGCACCAAGATGTTGGAGCACGTCCCGAAGTTTATTAAGGCCCCTTGCGAACTTGTTGTAAAAAATAAGAATAATGCTTGGATTGTTCTTGGCCGTGACCGCCCCGATACGTTAGACTCTGGAAAGGGTGGCGCTGGAGAAACTAAATGTGGAGCGATTGACATAGTGGTCGGCCGAATGGGTTTCGACCCGGATAGCAACGCGTCCGTTCACAACAATTTTAAAGGAGACGCGGCAAGAATATATATTAGTCAAAGAACTGATGTTGACAGACACTTTGCGCTACCGCCCGGTAGCCACAGCATGGGGATGGTTGAAGAGCGCTCCGCAATTGCAATGAAGGCTGATGAGATACGGATTAACGCTAGGGGCGGGATAAAGCTGGTAACTGGAACTTATGGAAACCTAAATTCTTCTGGTCAAAGAGAAAACGCAACGGAGGGTATCGATCTTATCGCCGGCGGCCATGATAATGATCAGTTTATACCGTTTGCCGACCCTTTGAACCCTATCACGGAACGCCTGCAACCTCTTGTTAAGGGAACCAATTTGGTTGATTGTCTCAAAGAAATAGTAGCATGTATTGAGGGGATACATCACACTCTAGAGCATTGCTGGGAACATCAGACTAAATTCAATTCTTCTATAATGACCCATTCGCACTTGGGAATCGCCGGTATAATTCCCGTCTCGACAGCTCCAGACCCGGTTTTGGCAACAAAAGCTATGGAAACATCCTTAAAAACAGTGGTGGATGGTATAATACAACTAGATTATAATTTATCAAACATAGTCGACGTTGTGGAAGGTATGTATTTGGATCCCAATGGACCGAGATATATATGTAGTGATTATAACAATACAAACTAATTATTTAAGGTATTAGCATGGCAGATCCGAGAGACCCAGACATTTTAAGAGACGCAGAAGGCTTCCCTTTTCCAGATGCAGATGAATCTGCAAGAGACCGAGACGCCGCCCGAGACGCCGCCCGAGCGGCCCGAGGCATAGCTCGTGGAGAGCCTGTGGTGCCTTCTGAGCTTGACGATATACCCACAGGGGACGAAGCCGGCGACGGACGCGTCCGATGCCCCAGAGGCGAAGTGTGGAGCTATTCCGAGCGCAAATGTGTTCCCGACGATAACCCAGACAATTTTGACAATCCTGATTTTGATTTTATGGATTGCGAGCCATCAGATGCCAACCTGGAGCCTCCAGAGGAATGTGCGGTTTGTGAAAAGGACCCACTGGCATTTGTTCCCAGTTGGAAAAGACTGGCTAATAAAGAAGTGTTTTTTGATGGAAAAGAGTGTCTATACTCTGCTGTTGTTCACGACATAAATTTAGATAGCTGGCAGCGCACGATGACGCGACCCGGCACCACCACCGCCCTCGCGCAGCAGGTTCGCAAGAAGATCACAGTCTCAGATCCTGACGGCGATGCGAAGATAGCGGGCCTAGAATTAATGTTTGAATTCCTACAGAAGGCAGAAGTGGTCAAGGCTGCTGAATTTCTTCCAAAAGAAGAGACTGGAGTCGGGCAAGTTACATCAGGGTTGTTCCCCTTTTTACCCGGAGCAAAAGAGTCAGGAAAGTATACACGAGAAGAAAAAGACATAAACATGATCGACGAACTCCTTAAATTAAAGGATATAGTGCAAGTTGAAAGCGTGGTGTCGATCAGGCCAAATATTCCAACAAAGTTTTTGATTTCTGTGCCGGTAGAATACATAATTGATCTTCCAAATGTTGTTGTGGCCGGCATACCAGAGGATATACCAACCGATGAGCCGCTAAAGGTTCAGTTTACGGGCGATGACATAAAAGAAAAGTTTCAAATTATGGCCAATCCTTTGAACGGCGTGATGATGGTATACCACCGGCAATATCAAATTTGGCTAAGGCAGGGCGGAGGAGTATTTAAAAAGACAAAATACAACGATGAGACTCAAAGATTTGAGGTTACGGGAAAGAATTTTAAACTAGATCTCAAAGATCACGCAGGCAAAATGAGAGATTTTCTTGATAGCCTCTCAGAAATGCTTAGCACGCAGAATTTAGTTATCCCTGGGTCAGGTACAAAACTAAGAACTCAAGCCCCAAATGTTGAAAAAGTCATCGTTAATATTGAAAACACTGATAAGGCCCCCGGCGGAAAGCTTCGAATAAAGAACGTCAAGGCAAACAAAAAAGGCTGTGAGCTTGTTGTTTTCAACGAAAAACGACCCGCAACCAGCTATCAATTTAAAAAGTTTGAACGACAATTCCGAAACACTACGCTCTTGGGCTATATTGGACAAATACCTAGTATGTGTGACAGTTCACAAGCAAGGGATCCGTCCGAATGGTTTGATTGGGTTGTAGATCACACCTACCCTCCCGTTGAGGTGCAGTTGGGCTTGAATGCAGACGACGCGTCCTCGGAGCAAAGCTTTGCCTCCTGCGCTGCTGGGGGCCTTATCTTCGATCCGATTGAAGAGATCTTAGGCTCTCTAGGCGAAGAATTAGGAAAAGTTTTAAAAGAAAAGTTTGGTGCTGGCGAAATTCTATGTTTGAGCCCGGAAGAGGCGAAGGCAGAGATGAAGGAATCCCGGGACGCCACCAAGCTTGCTAAAGCGGAAGCAGAAGAAGCTAGGAGAGTGTGGAAGATTGCCAAGGATGAACGAAAAGAAACCGAAAAAGAACTAAAAGAATTGTATAAAAAGGCAGAAGCAATGTCTGTCGACGAATTCGGCGATGTCGAGGATGTCACGGCCGCCCAAGACATCGGTATGATGATACAAGCTCTAGAAGATATGCTCAAAGATCTCCAGAAGACCGAAGATGCCGCCAAAAAAGACTTGAAAGAAAAGAAGGTTTTCCTTAGTAAAGATTTGACTGAGAGAATGAGGGGCACGTTTAAAGAGGAAATGTCTACATATGCGGCAAAAAACCCTCTATTCGAGAGCTTGCCAAAGCTTTTGGATTCTTTTGCCAAAAAAGGGAAAGGATCAAAGAAAAATCTTTGGAAAGATGTAATAAAGAAGCTCGGGCCTTGCGGTTTGCTCGCCTTACTGGCAGAGGCGATGAAGTGTCTTATGGAGGGTATGGGGCTTGACGATGCTAAGAAGAAGCTGGTTGAAGCTGCGTTCAAGGCGATGGATAATGCAAATCTAGAGAAGATTTTTATTGGTCTGCCACCGGAAGAGCAAGCAGCAGTAATGGCTGAGATCGAGAAGGAGCTAAAAGGTGTTAAGCCTCCTTGGGAAGATCCGTATAAAGAGGGAACATATTCTGGATCGGGGTGGAACAAGGACGATTTACGGAATGATGTGCTCCAGGCACAGGGCGGCAAGACGACAGATGAGATCAGGGCAGAAGCTAAAGAAGCTGGAGAGAGTTATAATAAGGCTATCAAGGCAGAAGTTGACAAAGATGATATGAAGTCTGCCAGAAAAGCCCGTCGAGCCGACACAGCCGCGAAGTTATTTGGCGAAGACGGCCACGTTCTTCCTGGTGGGGGAGTTCAGCAGCATCCCAAGCAGGGTAGCCTGGCAATGGCAGTCAACGACGCGCAGAAAATTATTTTTGAGGCCTATAAAAAAGCAATTTTAAAACTTATCGGCGCCGATTACCTATTTGAACAGCTAGAAAAGCTCCCTGGCGCCGCCCTTATCGCAGCGCTCATAAAAGATATTCCGTGTAAAAAGCCTCCACCCTGGAGAATTGATCCTCCGTTGGGAGAGTTCTTTCACTTTGGGAACCTTAACCCTTGTGATTTAAAAAACACCACAGGCGTATGGCAGATACCACCGAGGTTCTATTTCAGAAAACCAGTTAATTTATGGTGGATGGCAGCATATCTTTGGTATATTCTAAAAGAGATTGCAGAGGAAATGATATTTATGGCTGCACTTCTTATTTTCAAGGCTATTATAGACATAATTATAAGGCTTATCTGTCTGGCCCTATCGGCCCTCGGCGCCGCCTTGAAGGACTTGCTTACCGGCAGCAATAGTCTTATGGATATGTTAAAGGATGAACTTTGCGGAGCAGGCGCCAAAGATGAACTGTTAGAAGAATCCATCACAAACTTAATTGAAACCCTTAGCGGCCCTGATGCGTCTTGTCTTGAAACAATGGATCCCGGTGATATAGGAGATTTTATTGATTCCATTTCGGCTACCTTACTACAAAATGAGATATTGGACCTCTTAAATGGAAGCGCTTCTCCAGATGTATTGGAGATGGTTAGCCAACTAGCTATGATGTCTGGTTCTCCTTGCATAGCGGAGATTTTTGGAGATCCTCAAAATGTTGCCGATCTTTTTAATAATCTAGGAAACCTTGTCGACTTGTCAGAGCTGGAAAATCTTGTATCGCAACTAGAGGGAGACCCAACTTATATTAATCCGAGTATATGTGCTGATCCACTTGCTTTGGAGAACGTAGATAAGATTAGGTGTTATCTATTGAGCGGCAAGGGCTTGACAGAAGAAGAGTGCCAAGAGGAGATCGACAAGCTAAAGAATCAGGCACTAGACGACTTAGGAACGCTCGCTGACGCGTTGCATGGTAATTTTCCGGGAGGGCCCCCGCTGAATTCCACAGGGCCCAATCCGTGCGGCCCTGAAGACGGCATCTTCCCATATAATTCTCCAGCATCTCTTAGCGCTGCACAAGCTGTAACAGACGCTATGTTTGAGGATCTGGCTATCGCGCACTCTCGTGATCTTCTTGGGGCCGGCGGCTTTTTGAATATGATATTGGCTGACACAAACGGGAAGGGTTTAAAGGCTCACAATTTTTGGGTTAAGTTTTTTGGATCGTCTGAAGCTAGATACCTTAGCACAATTCAGTGGTATACTGATGACGCCATTACTCAGTTGAAGGGCCCCGGCAATACCGAGGCGCCTTTGTCGCGAGGTGGCAAGGTGATGACCGGAAAAGAAGGAAATGGAAATAGCTTTTTCAATGGCATACCGGGAGTCAATGTAACCACCGGTGGTTTCCCGCCGACAGTTGCATCTTGGCTTAAAAAATCTTTGACAAATTTAGGCAGCCCGACGTGGGGGGATGATGATGATGATGATGATGATGATAGAATATATCAGACCGCCACGGTCCCGGGAGGGTATAACAGCATCGAAGAAGCAAATGCTGCGGAACGAGAGCGAGCAAAGACAAATCAATATAGATATAATATTCGAAGCGACTATATAGAAGCCTTTATTGATGAATATGACTTGGACTTGGACACTGACCGCACCGGGAACAAACGCTCCACATCCTCATCTAAACTGAGAGCGGGTATTGAAATTGGGGCCGGCCCCCTGTTTGTAAAAAACGTTTCTCTCGAAGAATACTACTGCTCCGGTTATGCTGATTGCGAGGGCTACCAGCCGGATGATATCAGCAAAAATGATTCGAGACATTTAGCAAGAGAAGTATTACGCGGAAAGCAAATCCTTGGTGGCGTTGGGCACAAGTTCACGGGAACCGGCAGAAAAAATCTAGATAAGAAGTGGTCAAAGAAGAATAGGAGACGAGCAGCTAAGTCTTCCGGTAGAAATATGCTAAGCACTTATTTCACACAGGCATATCCATCAAAACAGTGGGAATACCTACCCGATTTAGATTTGTCGTCGGCCGACTTAAGACTTACATTTGAAGATTATTTGGGAGAATATGGTCTTAAGGTAGAATACGATCCCAACCCAGTTGATGCAGATACTATGCTGATGTCGTTCCCGCGCACTGTAACAACTAAATACCCGGCACCGCGAGCAAGGGAAGGAATTAGAATCGACGCACAAGGAGATGAGTTCGTGGGCCCCGCGGATGATTCATATATATTGTCGATCTATGAAATGTTCGATTCAAGAACCCCAGAGACAGCGAATACTCCCGGTGATGGGGTTGCTCTGCCACCTGGGGGCTTGAAGACAGATACGGGGTATATACGAACACACAAACTAAAAGGTAGTTCACTTACGGATCCAGAGGTCGTAGAATTTATTGAGGAAACATTAAACATTAATACAGAAATGGAAAAGATTCACTTCGGTACCGCGGGCTTTGATATTGCCGACAAGACTACGGGCCTCTCTAAGCAGGGTATAACCTTTACTACTCTTATAAAGAACGCCCTGCTAGAAAGAGGGGTTGGAGATGACACCGGTCAGCAATTTGGCTTTTTGCTCCGACAAAATGAAAACTTAATTGAACTTAATATAAAACAGCGCGGGAATCGTTTTGATGAAATTAGTGATTATTATGTTAAGCAAATAGCAAATAGAATTTCTCAAAATAGTAGAGCTTTTGATTTTGGTTGGCAAGCTAGTGATAAACCCAAGATTAAGATGTTGGATCCTGAGAAATATGGTGGGACTCCCGAGGCGCCCCCGTTTTATTTACAACCGCCGAATAGACCCGGTTGGTTAGGCTTGGTTGATGATATTCTACCAGAGTGGGATGGCTGCGAGCCAAGAAGTACTGATTTGATTAATTTCAATTCTTTAAAGAAGTTGGTCGATGATAGGAATCAAAGCTTAACTGAAGATCCTAGATTAGAATCGGATCCACTATGTATTAACGAAGCTCCATATGATAAAATATTGGATAAATTTTCGTTTGCCTCAATAGAGGGAGTGATAGCTGCAACAATTAGAATATATGCTGCGGAGATGTTGCTTCAAGGCATGCCCGTGTTCTCTCTGTTCCATGCCAGAATACCCGAAAACTTTGACGATGTGTTCCTGGGATATCTTGTTGATAAAATGGAAGCTGGTCTCATAGACGAGGGGACCAAATTTAACCTCTTTAAGGGACAAGTTATCGACAAGTCTTACTGGTACCAGTTTGTAGAAATGGCGGTGCAGTCTTTTATCACGAGGCTGCCAGAAGAATATAATCCAGCCGGTAATGGCGAGCTTACCGATCTAACTCCTTTAGAAATCAAGGCATATACCAATATTGCAGCGGCCGTTGAAACTTTCTATCACATTGAAAGGTTTGAATATGATCCCAAGGGACAGGGTTACGCCGCCTTAACAAACAATGCGATTAATGGTCAAAGCCTCATCAAAAGAATAATGGAGTCTAGACCGACCGCCGCTAGAATGGCCAAGAACGCCCCCGCAGGTCAATTCAGTAAAGCAGACGCGAAATACGCAAAAGAGTTAGCTTTCGAAACCATACTTGAAGAAACTATGGACGATGCAAAAATAATCTTAAGGAGATTAATAAGAGAAGAATTGGAAAGATTAGCCGAGCAGTTTAACGAGGCCATTAAACCTTCCATTTATTCAATGGATTCCTTGTTGTTGGGAAATTCTGATTTTATCGATGGCTCTTTAACAGATAACAAAGGTAATTATAGGGATCCCTTGCCGGTCCAAACAACGGATGCGGGCGAAGCCCCGGCCGATGCGCGTGATACACGCGGCGCCGAAGGGTATGAGAGAGATTTTGTACTTCAGAAATATATTCGAATCATCGACAAAGAGAATCCAGACGCACGAATAGAAGAAGGCAGAACTCCGGAAATGTATAATGTTGTTAACATCGATGCGTGGCATCGACATGTCGACCGCCTCTCTAGACGCGGTGTGCGAGGTAAGATATCAGAATATTGGGGAGATCTTGAGACTGTAATAGATCCGGATCGCGACACTATAGAAGAAGAAAGAGAATTTGCTAAGCTTACAAAAAAGCAGGCAACATTCCAGAAGCTAGGCAGGGTGCTTAGTGACGAGGACCTTAAAAGATTAGAAGAACTCCAGGCACTTTTGGAGACCTTCGGACAAGAAATAGAGGTTGGTGAATCCGGCTGGAGATTCGGTGTGAGAATATGTTATGTTGCCAAGCCGAGCAGATTCACCCCGGGCCGGTCGGAAGAGGCAATCCTACGGAGTATCACAGGAGACGCCGGTATAACCCAGGCAATGAATGAAAAGGCCTTTAAGGGAGACCAGATTCTGATCCCTGTCGCTCACGGCGAATTAGAAATTCCCGATCAGGAATTTACAAACTTTGATCCTGATTCATATGATATTGATTGTTTAATTGCTGAACTGATTAAGGATCCTGCATATAAAACCTTGTTCAATTATTGTTTCCCCCTTAAAACGTTTTTGTCCACTCTGACTATTTATTGTATCAAGGCATTTGTGCCGTCGATAGGCAACACAGGGGATCCCAAGGATGGCGGAGACCGCTGGGTCGTCCCCGGGGGGAGATCAATGTCTGGCTTTAGAAGGTGGGACGGGAAAAAAGAACCATTTAGAAAATCGACTAAAAAGGCCAGACAAATGTTTGAAGTTTTGTATAATGCTTCTACTAAAGATAACAGCTACAAAGACAGAGAGGATAACGGCGAGAAGCAGAAATGGTGGAAGAAACTTGCGCCTAAGTGGAATTACGATGTCGGCTTAAGGTGGTGGATGATGCCACGAATGCGATCGAGACCCTATGATAAAAACGGCAATGAATGTGAATAAAGGAATCTAACATGGCATACGGATTTGCACCAAAATTAACACTAGAACTTAATACCGAGGATGGAGCATATAGGCTTTTAAAAACGGTCCCGGGAGTTGCAAAGCAAAATCTTAAAATGCTTATCTTGACATCTCCTGGCGAGAGGATCATGATTCCAGAGTTTGGTGTAGGGTTAAGACGATTTCTTTTTGAGTTGGCTGGAGCCGGGATAGAAGAGAGGATTAAGCAAAGAATTGTTGATCAGGTTGCTAAATATTTGCCATATATTCGTCTAGGTGCTGTTTTGGTGAACACAGCACAAACAGATTCAAGTATCCCGGATAACATTTTGGCGGTTAGAATTATTTATTCTGTTCCTTCGGCGCGAGCCGTAAGACAAACATTGGATGTTAAAGTTTCTTAAACACTAATTATACCAAGAGGCTTATTATATGGCTAAAACTAAAATTCCAATCAAATATACTAGTAGAGAATTCGATTCCATAAAAAGCGATTTAATCGATTACGCAAAAAGGTATTATCCCGATACCATAAAAGATTTCAGCGAAGCGTCGTTTGCGTCTCTGATGTTGGACTCTACGGCCTATATCGGGGATATACTTTCATTCTATCTAGATTATCAGGTTAACGAGTCCTTTCTGGACTCTGCCATTGAATATAACAATGTTATTAGATTAGCACGACAAATGGGATACAAGTTCCGCGGCTCTGCCGCGGCAACTGGGCTTGTTACATTATATGTGGTTATCCCTGCAAACTCGACTGGTCTTGGGCCAAATAGTAATTATATGCCGATTTTGAAAAGAGGATCAACATTCTCTTCTGGTAAAACTGGATATGTTTTGACTGAGGATATACGTTTTGATCATCCGTCCAACCAACAAGTTGCAGCCCGATTCAATGGTTCTACCGGCAATCCTACCCACTATGCGATCCGCGCAACCGGTCAGGTTATATCTGGTTTGTTTAGTACCGAAATGGTTGACGTAGGAGGTTTTGAGAGGTTTAAGAAGGTGAAACTTTCCACTCCCAACGTTGTTGAGGTGGTCACAGTGACAGACAGAGCGGGAAACGAATACTTTGAAGTAGAGTATTTATCTCAAAATATTGTCTTTAAGGATGTAGCTAACAAAGGATCAGATAAAGATGACACTCCAGCTATATTAAAACCATATGTGGTGCCAAGAAGATTTGTTGTCGAAAGATTGAAAAGAGATACTTATCTACAATTTGGATATGGATCGGATAAGGAGCTTTCTTCCCCCTCGGTTGTTGAGCCAGCCGATGTAGTATTGCAGAGGCACGCGAAGTCATATACAACTGATGTTACTTTTGATCCTTCAAAACTGTTAGGAACTGATAAATTTGGCATTTGCCCAACCAATACAAAGTTGACTGTTGTGATTAGATCAAATACTTCTTCAAATGTTAATGCAGGAGTGGGAACAATAAAGACAGTTACTAATGCGATTTTAGAATATAATGATGTCTCTAAGATATCCCGGGCAACTAGAGCGGAGATACTTGACTCATTGGAGGTTTATAATGACGAGGCGATTATAGGTGCTCCAGTTTTACCTTCTGTCGAAGAAATTAGACGAAGAAGCCTAGACACCTTTGCTTCTCAAGGGAGAGCAGTAACAAAGGAAGATTATGAGGCGATGTGTTATACAATGCCTCCAAAATATGGAGTAGTCAAGAGGGCGGCGATATTCAAGGATCCCGATAGCCTGAAAAGAAATCTTAATCTTTATGTTCTGTCAGAGGACTCCACAGGCAAACTTACGCAGGCTAACGAATCACTTAAAAAGAACTTGAAAGTTTGGCTTAATAACGTTAGGATGATTAACGATACGGTCGATATCTTGGATGCTAAGGTCGTTGATTTTGGTATAGAATTCTCCGTAATTGCAAATCAAGAGTTTAACCGATATGACGTATTGGAAAATTGTTTGACAGCTCTTCGCAGAAAGTTTACACAACCTTTGTTTATTGGCGAACCGTTTTTCATAACCGACATTTACAACGAATTGAATAAATTGGCCTCAGTTGCAGATGCCGTAAAGGTCAAAGTTGTTCGCAAGACAGGCGCGAATTATTCCAACGTTACTGTAAATATTAATGATCTAATGTCTTCCGATGGAAGATATCTTAACGTTCCAAAAAATGTGTGTTTACAAATTAGGTTCCCGAGAAACGATATTAAGGGCTCAGTGAAGTAATGGCTATCAAAAGATATTATGCTACGTTAGATAATACTATAACCAATGCCTATAAAACGGATATGAACACTCGTGGCACAAGCTCTAACATGGGGGCCTCTGATATATTGGAAGTGTTCTCACTGTATGGATTACAGAATAGTCAAAGCTCAGAGCTGTCAAGAATTCTAATACAGTTCCCAATCGATCAGATACAGACAGATCGGTCTGCCAGCACTATTCCGGCCAGTGGCAATGTTGACTTTTACCTTAGACTTTTTAATGCGAGACATAGCCAGACTTTACCAAAAAGCTATAATTTGATAATTACTCGTGTCGAAAAGTCTTGGTCCGAAGGCACCGGTTTAGATATGGAAGGCTACACCGATATTGGTCAATCTAATTGGATAAGATCTGATAGCAGCACCAATTGGACCAATGAGGGTGGAGACTACACACACGGTTCCGCATTCTCTTTTTCTGCATCTTTTGATGTCGGTGATGAAGATCTAGAGGTTAATATTTCACCCTTAGTGGAGCGGTGGGCAAACGATACTGGGCACGCATACGGCTCAGTACCAAATTATGGAGTCGGGATCTTTCTCACCCCCTCGATTGAGGCAACAGATAGTTCGTATTATACAAAAAAGTTCTTCGCCAGAGGCACAGAATTCTTTTTTAAGAAGCCTTGTATCGAGGCACGTTGGAATTCATCTAAGAAAGATGATAGGGCAAACTTTTATTATAGTAGCTCTTTGGCGCCAGGGGACGATAACGTCAACACACTTTATTTATATAATTACGTCAGAGGTAGGCTAAGAAATATCCCGGGACTTGAAAAAACAGGTGGGAAAATATATGTAAGTCTTTTTTCTGGGTCTTCAAATAATATGTCGGCGTCAGCATATCATCCAATTCATCTTGCAAAAGGTGGTGGAGTTGCCGCGGCATTGGACTTTAATGCGACAGGAGGCATAATTTCTACGGGGATATACACGGCGTCACTTTGCGCAACGGCTGCTTCTACACCATTAACGAAATTGTTTGACGTATGGCACGATGCTAGTTCAGAAGATATCAATCACAATGGTGGCGCCCCTTACGGCAGGGGGGCCACACAGTACAAGTCTGGATCAATCGAACCCAAAAGTGTATACACTTATAATATAAATCCGTCTAATCAGTATGCATCAAGTATTACAAATCTTAGATCTTCTTACTCAAGGGATGAAACAGCTAGATTTAGAGTTTTCATTAGAGAAAAAGGCTGGAGCCCGACTATCTACTCTAAAGCAACACAGGAAATACAACCCTCAATATTAGAAAGTGCATCATATAGTGTACATCGTATAGTTGATGATTTTATTGCTTTCCCCCACGGAACAGCTTCTACTGGTGATCCGTCCAGAGGAGGGGTAAAGACTTTGCATACGATGATGTCGTATGATATATCAGGAAATTATTTTGATTTTGATATGGGTATGCTAGAGGATGGATATTCCTATGGTATTTCTTTGGCTTATTATAATGATGCGGTAGGATCTTGGGTTGAGCAACCCGAAACGTTCAAATTTAGGATTGAATCGAGGCAGAAAGGCTAATGGGAATCAAAGATCTTTTTGAAAATCCACAAGGAAATAAGATTCTATCCTCTGAGGATTTCGACAGAGAAGTCCAAAAAGTTGAATCACTGGAAAATATGCAGGCTAAATTCTACGAGAAACGTAGATATATGCCCAATGTTGATTTTAGTAAGCCCAAAAACTTTGCTCGCTACGGATTAGCAAAAGATTATTATGTTGATGCAGTCGATCGAATAGTCCGCGAATATCCTTATGATGGATCGTTAAAAGAGAGGACTATCTTTTTAAATAGCTCTTCTTATCTTGATCATTATGTTTTTGAGAGTAGATACCCCCGCACCACGGGGTATATTAAGTTGTCTGCTGGTGGTTGGGGTTCTTTGGACGGCTCTATTGTAGGCGAATATGGTAAATCCGAGGACGTAGAATATATTAAGATATTTGGTGGCCCACATACGGCATCTGGTGGTATGCCCACCGGCTCTTTATATCGGACATTTACCGGTTCCAACATCTATGATACCAGTATCTATGACACCGATGGGGTGTTGGCTAATACTCGACTAGGTTCAAGGGGTTCGAATTTAGAGTTCAACCCAACAAATGGCTGCACGATTGAATTCTGGATGCGTAAGTTTGATTATGCAGGCGCCGCCCTAACTAAAAAAGAAGTCATTTTTGACCTGTGGAATCAGAATAATACTGGCTCTTCGACACTCCCTTCTTATCTTACTGATGACAAATACGGCAGATTAACTCTAGAATTATCTGCTTCGACTCACCGCGAAGAACTTGATAATGCACACGATGGAGCCACATTTTATCTAACACTTCAATCTGGTTCTTCTGTCTATGGCTTCTCTAGCCAATCAATTGCAGCGAGCACTGTTACAACTGCCTCTGTTATGGATAAGAAATGGCATCATTACGCCGTTTCTATGACAACCGCTTCCGCTGCCGACAATCATGGAACGGAAGTCAAATTTTATGTTGATGGCAAATTAAATAATTTTGGTATCTATGGGAATATGGGTGTAGGCAATATCACCGGATCTCTGATCGCACATATTGGCTCTTTGGTGAGTTCCCCGTCTGGTTCAACATACAAGTCGCATGCTCCCGGCCAGTCAGCTCTTATGGCTGGTTATGGTAAATTATCTGCGTCTCTAGATGAATTTAGATACTGGAAAGTCGCCCGAACAGACGAACAAATACTTAATAACTATAAATATCAAGTTGGCGGTGGAACCAACACTGATATTTCTAATGCAGAATTGGGTGTATATTACAAGTTCAACGAGGGCATAGCACAGTCATCTTCCATTGATTCGGTTGTGCTAGATTATTCTGGAAGGATTTCAAACGGAGCGTGGACAGGATATATAGCCGGCTCGTCCAGAGACACGGGCTCCGCGATGGTTTCGGCTTCTGTAGCAAACAAAGAATATCACGACCCCATTATATATTCTACTCACCCGGATGTGATTCAGCTTCGTAGCGATCTCGAAGCGACAGGTTCTCTATATGATCATCAGAATAATTCAAGCTTGTATCACAGTTTGCCTGGCTGGGTTACTGACGACGACCAAGTAGAAGGAACAGAACAGCTCAAGAAGCTATCTCAAATTCTTGCAAGTCATTTTGATACTCTGCATCTGCAAATTGAATCACTTTCTCACCTCAAGGACACAACATATCTTAGTTCAAGCTTCAAGTCAGCTAAACCCGCTCCTTTCGCCAATCGCTTGTTAACCTCAAAGGGCTTTGTAGCACCAGAAATATTTGCTGATGCTGACTTGGTGGCTCAAATTCTAGCCAGAGATGAGGAGAGAGAATTTGAATTAGACTTAAGTGATATTAAAAACTTCATTTATAAGAATATATACAATAATTTAACAGGGATCTATAAGTCAAAAGGCACAGAGAAGGCCTTTAGAAATCTTATTCGTTGTTATGGTATTGGTGATGAAGTTATAAAACTAAAAGCATATGCTAATAACGCCTCATATACCCTAGAGGATACACACTATATAACGGCCGTTCCGAAGAAGACTATTAACTTTAACGATCCAAGCCACTTTAGTGCCACGGTATTCCAGAATTCCGGGACCACCGATGAACAAAGGGCTGTAGTTGTATCCAGCTCAGTCGCCTATACAACAGGATATCCCCAGAGAGTCGATGTTCCATTTACAATGGAATGTGAAGCAATCTTTCCCAAAAAACTATCCACAACGGATGAACAATATTTTACAACTGATTTTGTTTCTTCTTCAATTTGTGGTTGGCACCGCCCGCTTGAATCTGCTGTTTTAACAGAGACCTTTAATACTTTCCACGGAACAGATTATAATCTTCAAGTTTACGCAGTGAGGCCTGAACAAAATTCCAATGATGCATATTTTGTATTAACGGGCGCCCACGGGGAGCTTGGTATATCAATTGAAACAGAAACATACAAAGACGTTTATAATAATGAAAAATGGAACTTTGCCGTAAGAGGACACCGCGAGAAGAGAATAACTGCCGGCCGTGTTACTGGTTCAGTAGCTGGTTCGATTGATGATAATCTGAAAAATACCGTTGTAGAATTCCTTGGTTTCAACTATGCTGGCGATATTTTACAAGAAAGTTTTCATCTGTCTGGCAATACTAATATCACCGGTGCGGTTCTTAGTAGTGTAAACAAGAGGTTTTACGTCGGCGCCGATAGGACTGGCTTCTCGGGTTCGGTAATAACCAAGTCCGACGCAAAAATATCTCAGTTAAGATACTGGCAAAGTTTCGTTTCCAATCAGGCTCTAGATATGCATGCTAGGGATATACACAATTACGGTGTTTTGAATCCCTATAGAAATGCATTCTTGAATGAATTGTTTGCGGAAGGAAATGAAATTCCACAAATTGAAACTTTGGCGTTACATTGGGATTTCTCAAATGTAACCGGCTCAGACTCCAATGGTAGGTTCTTGGTCAGTGATGCATCATCTGGCTCTGTGGATTTAGCTAATAGATACTCGAACTTGGCCAAAGCCACCAGGACGCAGCATATGGGCCTTGGATATGGTTTTAAGGTTAGTAGTACGGCTAGTGTTTCGGTGGAGTATCTTAATACGGCGAAACAACAACTTCCAGAGACAATCAACAGTTCAGACGCTGTAAACATTTTGTTATCCGACGATGATGAATTTACTAAGTCTAGTGCTGTGACACAGTTCTTCTACACTTTTGAGAAGAATATGTATGATACCATCTCTCAAGAAATGGTGAATATGTTCGGAACCATTGCAGAGTTTAATAATCTCATAGGTGAACCAGTTTATCGCTATAGACACGAATATAAAGCAATGAACAAGCTGCGTTCTCTCTTTTACGAACGCATAGGTAATACCCCAAATCTAGACAAATATATAGATTATTATAAGTGGGTTGATGATTCTTTGAGCATCATGTTGCGTAAACTTGCACCAATATCTGCTGATGTTGCTCCTAAAGTCCGGACCATAGTTGAGAGCCATATTCTTGAAAGAAACAAATATCAAAGCAAATATCCTATAATTGATACGAGAGGCAACAGAAGGTTTGGTATTGATGAGATAGAAGGCACTGCTCGGGGCATTAATGAGCTTGGCTATAAGTGGAAGTTTGGCCATGCTCCCGTTAGTACACTTGAAAGAGAAAATGCCATATGGTGGAAAGAGAGAGTCGAAAGAGATACCACATTCGGAAATCTGAAGACAAGCGATACTAATGTAAACAGAGAAAAAGAAAAGTTTCGCAAGCTAATTTCGCGATATGATTTCCGCAGTGGCTACAAAGCAACACAAAAGGATATTAGCGATAAGGCGTTGGGTTATACTGGCTCAACATATGCGGTTAACCGATTTGCAAGACCATATAAACTAAGTGCAGATCTTAGAAGCTCACCGTTAAGAGATATAAAAGGTGGATATAATTTTAATCGGACAAAGAATTTTGATTTTGTGAGAGATTCTTTACGAGGGAAATATGGCGAATCAACGACACCATCATATTATGTCCAAACTCTGGAGCAACCGGTCGACTCTGATTTTGATGATGTGTCAAGCCCGGATTTACTTGATTTTAACGGGCGTGCATTTAAGAAAAAGAAGGCTTCTTACTCTATAACATATGGTTCTACTCCGTCGACCACTGGGGACACTACTGCAACTAAATTATATGCACGACTTGCGGCGCCGTTTGTTTTACTTAGCAGTTCAATCACAACTGGTTATCAAAAGAGCATATCTCATTTGGGCTTCGATCTGGGGGGCCTGCACGTTGACGGTGTTGTCGACGGAGCAATACAAGGTCCATTTACTGAACAGCATGTCGGCGGCCTCCAATATCGCCACGCAGATCTAAATATATCCGGATCTGGTAAGCTAGCTCTTCTCTCAGGCCTAGATAGTCCAGAGAACCGCGCCGAACCATACTGGTTGTTGCCGTCCTCGACGGGAATACAGGTTAGAACAGTACCCTCTAATCGTGCCCGCGGCACCCTCTATCGATATCCAGTCGCCAAGCGTCCTTTGAACATCGCAAATATTCGTCAGACCACAGACCAAATAACATCGAATGGTTCATCAATGATAATTTCTGGCACCCTTAATGCTAGAATGGGGAACTTTAGTAAGAGATACGAAGTAGTCCAAACCTCTGACCGTCTTATGAACAACAGCGAATTCGTGAAGCGTGAGGGCTTCTCGACGGCATCAACTACTGTAGCCACGATGGGCATCGTCCAGGGCCTTGTAGGCTATGCTAAGCCCGCTAGAGACCGTCGTGAACATGTTATTGTCGAGCGCTTCTCGGCCCCCGGTGGTCCAGAGACCGCCGGCGACACTATAGGCGGCCCGGGCCTGGATTATGAATCGGGGCAATATTCTCCGTATAACAACATCAACTACAGGAATTTGACCGTTCGACTGCCGCTTCGAACTATGCTTTCGGGTGTAACAGCACAATTTGGTCTCAGGAGCGGAATTGGAAACCAGACCAGTACTAGTCATTATTCTGGGAGCGCCGAAGATGGCGTTGGGTGGGTAGGAGGTCTTGCCAATTTCCATCAAGTTCATCGGAACACAAGGAAGAGACTTGAATATACAAATGAATTTTCAAGTGGTCCTTGGGCATCGGCCGGGGGCACGGGAACAGTAGCAACAAAATCTGTAAGCGATAATTTCTTTGTAAGTCATATGATTCCCCCAAGTGACCTGGCGTACTCTTGGATTACGAGTTCATATATCAGCTCAAACGAGTTCGGATATATGCCGGCAGATGGTTTATCAAGAGCGGGCGTAACTCACACGGGCCAACAAAAATATGATACATCAATTATTTTTGTTTCTCAGAGTGCCACACGTTCTCAGCCGCTCACTTCAACTCGTGTGTGGTCGACCACGGCGCCCGATGATGAGGATAACACGCCAACTCTTCTTAACGGCATGATCACAAATATTGTTGAACCAGTTAACACTGCATCGGCAACGATAGGTAATTCTACTGGATTAGATGAATCTTCTTACATAAACATAGGAGATCTGGGCGCGGTGTATGCTCCACTCACAGCCACCCCCGGCGCCTATGTTTCGAATTTTTACAATAATGCTTATCCAAAAGTATTAAATTCTTTACTTCTATATCGGAACGGCGCCTCTGGGTTCCCAACTTGGAAGCAAATAAGGGTTGGGCAAAATCCATTAACTAGGCTGATGCGAAGAAATAATAAGATTTCTGTTATGATTCCGGCCGAAGAAATGATAAGCGACACTACAACAGTAGGCGAAGATCATATTACAGCTATGGCACAAGTTCGCGCCAAGAGGGGAACAACAAGGAATTTTGTAGAGCCGGCCGTAGTCATGAGACATTCTCCATTGGAATACAAGTTTGTTTACGAGACCAAAAACAATAGAGGCAAGCGAATTGACAGGAAGGTTGTTATTAAATGCACATTCGGGAATGCTAAGAGCAAATTTACCCATAATAGACTAAACAATCTTGTCGATTTTCATTCCGACAGAAGAAGAACCACAGGATACGATGACATTAAGGAATTTTATTTGGACGGCGCCCTGGAAGATCCTGATAGTCCCATAAAGAAGCTTGTGAGTCTAAAGTATAAAGAAAAGATTTACCCCGCAGAAAGAAATCTAGGTAGTCGACGCGTCCGCAAGAGAAATAAGTATCAAAATAGTTTCTGGAGAACCGACAGAACCGATCGTGTTATAGGAGGTGCTAGAAATACAAACGCATTCTCTGAAGAATATACTTATTACCATAGTAAGTGGCCCCTCGACGCTGGCCGCCAGTTCCAGATATCTGGCACGGCAAACAGCCCACTTGATTCAAACGAGATTTTCGCCCAGCCAGGAATATTACAAGCTGGTTGGATGTCGCAATGTTATGAATTTGGGTACCAAGGCAACCAAGCAATGGGCCGGATGCAGTCCGGACCACTATATTCGCGCTTCCACTTGCTGTCCTCTACGGCTTCTGTGGTTTCGCCAACAGGAATGATTATCCCCGAGACAGGAAGTGAGCTAGGAAATGTGTGGGATGGCAGTGCTTATTTGGGGACCGACGGCGGCGACACACCTCAGTATCAGTTTTCTGGGGGATTTTTCAACGATGATGCTCTTAGTCAAGGCCCTTATGGGTTCCCCGGCCACGGCGGCGGATTAGATAGTTCAACTCATCTCGGATCCGCTTTCTGGCAGGCCGGCAAGATGGCTGGCAGAACAACAACTGCTGATGGTATCACTAAATTCTCATATGAACCGACCGAACCCTTCTATGATTCTTACGATGGCTACCTAGAAGATCTTCGACCACTCAACAAAGGCATGAGTATAATCCCAGAGTTCAGAATAAGCGAACATATGGATTATTATGTAAAGCAAATGTCAGAAGACTTCTTGGCCGACAATCCGCAGTTTTTATCAATACCCGGCTCCAAGAGTGATCACCTCGTGTCTTCCGATAGCAGCGGTTCTAATTTTTATAAGATATTTTCGTTTTCTGACTTTATGAAACATTTTAGAATAATTCAAAAAGATCACGAAGAAATTGCAGATCCAACTGATATAACTCTAGAGTGTAAGGCGCTAAAGAAGTTTTTACCATATGATGGATTTTATCCTGTTGACAGGACAATTCAAATAGCCAGTCAATGGAGTTCATCATATGGGGAATATATATCTCCTGTTGGCTCTCATTGGCCAACTCTGAGAGACGGCCCTCGTACCGGGGGGCCCCCAACAGGAAAGCGACCACTAATGCAGGCTTTCTTTTCTCCTGGTATTTTGTATAACTCAATCAAGGCTGGTATTGCATGCGATTGGCCTTGTTACACCGGCTCTGTTGATGTCCCTTCTCCCGTAGGCATGCACTCTCCCGGGAACCGCGCCGGCGTCCGAACTGCCCTCCGACGCGCCCATGGAACATCGTCCCGCGGCGCCGACGGCTGGGACTATCGAGTTCCTTTCGAGGCCCTCCTCGAACCAGAAAAATACATCTCTAATGTGCTCATTTCTGATATGGAGATTCAAGATCAGTTGTCGAGGGTACAGTTGTCGGCTTCTTGGAGTGGGCAGGGCGATAATTTGTATAAGATGATGATGAATAACTTTTTGGCAGAGACTACAAAATTCTTCCTAAAAGGCAAAAAGATGACCTCTATTACTTCCAAAGACGAATCAAGGTTTGAATCAGCCACTTCTGGAACAGCATACACCGCACGCCTTAAGATATATAGGAGCATGAACCAATCACGGCCCGCATCTTCTTCTTGGGGTGACTATCCAATACCACAGGATCCTACTCATGAATTGATTACGGGTGTTGGAAATGGAAGTGCAAAAATTGATGGACGTAGACTCGGGGCTCATCTTGGTTTAAGAGAAACCTTTACAATGTATAGTCGGCCATCTGCTTTTGGTCCACCCGTTGCGGGATTTGATGGCCGCAATGGAAATCAAACAGATCCCCAAGTATTTGATAGTCAAAATGGCTATAATCCTTCATTTACACCACCATATTACAACGGAGAGGCTTGGGCCGACATTCTGTGGACAGCTGAGATGGATGGTAAGCCGACGCTAGATGAAATATTTTCAACCGCGAAGGTTTATAATTTAAGGATCGATGGAAAAGCTTTCTGGAGCCCCGGGGCCACCGGTTCGTTCGCTAGCGAGAATGGTTGGTATGAGGGCTATGAATTCCCGATGGCATCTGGTGCAGCAAATGCTTATTCTATGCAATTTGTGCATTCTTTTAACATATTTGGCAAAGGGAAAAAACCATCAGCGAAGAGACAGGGACGCCAGAGACAGGGCAACTCTGATGAGTCTGAAGATTTGGATGTGTGGGTCATCGAACCTAAATGGGAAACCCCAATGTACAACTTCAACACTTCTGGTATTGCCGGTGAGCGAATGCTTTCGGGTTCAGATCCGAAATACAACTTGATGATTCCCTCGGCTTCTTCTGGTCGGGGCACGGTTCCAAGAGGGATGTGGCATCAGTTTGGGGTGATTCCTACTTCTTCTGAGGTTGGAATATTTATGCAGATCGAAGATATTCCCGATAACTGGGTTCAAAATTCACAGAAAGTATATGGTATTATTGAGAGGGATGGCCAGACAGTATTGTCAGCTTCTTCCGCAACTGCCGGCGTCCCGGGATTGATGCCACGAAACCAGGAATATAACGGTGCGAAATCTCTGGTAGATTTGTGTGGCTTCAGAACTACTGCTAAACGCCTTGGCCAGACGGCAAAGCGAAAGAAGATTTCTGAAGCAATTGTTGCCATTCCCTTCTTCGTGGAGGGGGGAGAAATTAAATATTTTGAAATCGACAATATAGATATTGCTCTCGTTACATCTACCGATCCGCTCGACCGCGCGCGGGCGGGCGTGCCGGCACATCGTCTTCATGATGGACCCGATCCAACATTAGTAGACATGATGTCTAAAATGGAGAAGTTTATTTTACCACCAAAATTTGATTTTATCAAAAATTCCGAAGTGACTCCAATATCTATGTATATTTTTGAGTTCTCACATATGCTAGACCAAAATGATCTCTCACATATTTGGCAGAATTTGCCACCAAAGATTGGTAAAAAGACCATGAAAGCTCGTTCAACCATCAGGCATGGGCTGTTATCGAGCGCTCTTATGGGCTCTTCGATTTTGGAAGATGGTGTGAAAATGAAGAATAAAGTACAATGGATGGTCTTCAAAGTCAAGCAACGAGCCGAAACGGATTATTTTAAGGTTACTTCCAATACCACCCCGCAAATTTTCTTTGCAGATCTCGGCGATACCGGCCCAGCAGCCGAAACAAAATTCGAACATGAACAAAATCCCGCCATACCAGCGTATTCTTATAATTGGCCTTATGATTTCTTCTCGTTAATTGAGTTTGCTAGCCTAGACGCCGAGGTTACTTTTGGGCCGCTTACCGCAGAGGAGCAAGCCGTTGTCGGCATGGAGAAGGGGCTCGCCGCGGGGCTCGCCGCCATCGCTGCGGTGGATGAAGCCATCGACGCCGCCACAGAATCGGAGGACTAATAAATGCAATTTTTTAATTCAAAAGAAGATGTAATTGATTTAAAATTAACAATGTATGGCCGCCATCTCCTGTCGGAGGGGGTGTTCAAGCCAGTATATTATTCTTTTCACGATGATAATATTTTATATGATGCTGCTAGGATCTCTGGTTCCTCGGCCAGCCCGAATGAGGGAATAGTTGGGGGTTTTGAAATACAAAATAATATTCAGAAGAGAATTCGAGAAGAAACGCCGTACTTAAAAACACAACACAACTTCTCCAGCAGAGAAGTTAGGAACGAAGATCCCAGACAGTCTACCGAAAGAGAAAAGAATTATATTCTAGAAGCGCCACTTGGAACAGTTGATATAACTTCTTTCAAATCTCCTGCGTGGGAAATATCATTTTTACACAATTCTTCATCTGCTTACACAACAGCTTTCGAAAATTCAAGTAAGCACCAAATTGTTCAAATTCCGCAAGTAGAAGCAGAGATTATATATAAAACGGCCGTGGGTTTTGATTCCCCGCTGGCACGACGCAAACGACTGCCCCGCGGATTCGAAGAAGATCCAGAGCTTAATTCGAGTGTTTTTGAAGATGGAACATATATGGCTATCGACCCAGATTATATTTTACTCAATGTTGAGGAAAAGAATTCTGTTTTTATGAGTAAAAATTATGATATAGAAATATATGAAAGTGGCTCAAATGGTTGGAATAAACTAGATTTCAAGAAAAGAGCCGATAAAATTGTTGACAATATTCTTGTAGATAATCCGCCACAGTCCAACATAACTCTGGATCCTAGCTATGTTGAATACTTTTTTGATGTTCTGGTGGATGAAGAGATACCAGAGAATTTGATTTGCAGAGGAATTCAGCGTCTTAAGTCCAAGGACATAATGATTGACACGGAAATAGAATGTCCGGATCTTGAGGGCACGTTTGATGTTAATCCGTATATCTCTGATTCGCCCGAGGTTGATTGTCCGTAATATCGTGTGACCAACTATTTATATAAAGAGAAACACAATGCCAGAAAACATTTCCCTACAATCTATAATAGGCAAAAAAGGCATACCTACCCCATATATTAAAAAGATTACTTTGACGCCTTCCGCTCGTCCGACAGGGATGGATATGGATTTCGGCGAGGCAAAGTCTCCAATGGGGTTGTTAGCTAGGGTTGAGCTATGTTTAACGGACTTGAGAAAAAGAAAAAGATTTCAATGGGTAGGCGACGAAAGACTACAAAAATACTTACGGATCAGAATAATTGAAAGCAGAGACCCGAAACTAACTGAAATGCTAGCAGATGGAGGCTTTACCTCAGCTAAACTAAAGCGAGCAAAAAGAAAGTATAATTTTAGAGAAAAGTTCCTAAGCCTGAGAAATGATAGAGACATTGAGAGCGTAGAGAGGTACAGACAAGGGAAGGGCGTTACTGTATATATGATCCCTTACGAAGCCGAATTCTTTATACCCAGCCAGAGACCTCCTCATTTGGCTTATTTTTGTTCTTGTTATATGGACACCCGTGAATTAACTAGGGACTTTGGCGCTAAGTTTAAAAATAGAAGATTTAGAGAAGTGCAAGGATATGTTGCTGGAGATATAGTCATTTCTAACGGGCGCCCAATCACCGGTGCCTCAGTATATCATTTATCAAATGGGGATATACACCCAGGTGCTGTGCATTTTCAAAAAACGCCAAAGGGCGGCAAGTATATGGCCGGCCCCCGACATACCCAACAGCCCCACCCTGTTTTAAAAAGAGTACAAATACCTAATTTTAAAGTTCAAGATCAGAGAGCGCTCAAGATGCTAGAAAATCTTGAATTCAACCTCCGAACCGACGACGAGGTTTTTGATAAAGTAAGAAAGAACTTCCCAAAGAGAATGGCAGCCCCTCCTCGACACAGCAAAAAACCTAACTTTATATCTAATGCTTTTGTTTCCAGAGACTCAGACGGGAAACCAAATTTAGTATTTTCTGTTGACACCCGCAGGATCTTAATGGAGAAGGGCCAGTTTGGAAAGATATTGAGCACAGAAAACACAGAAGTGTTTAAAAAGATTGCGGATACTTCTAAGATCTTGTCATTTAATTTGTTCCGCAGAAGAGTAAGAAAAAACAGGCTAGGCAGCAATCCCAGATCTGGTTATAAGCGTTACGACGAAAATACCAAAAGAGAATTAATAGTGAGGAACTCAGAGAGAATTGCTGGCCAATTTAGAAGAAAAGTATACAAAAGAGATAGAATCGGGGACGGAGAGAGTAAGACTCGTATAGGGTTTGTAAAAGAGTTTGATCTCCAGAACACAAGCAGATTAAGAACATTTTCTTGTACAGACTTTAGCATGGCCAAAGTCACAGATGGGGTTTATCAATATATAGTAGAGATAGAAATGGAAGATGGAACTCTGGAGTTCGTGCTCGATGTTTTGAGAAAACTCAAAAGAAACAAAAGAAGACTTCTAAGATATTATAACAATTCACAGCTCCCGGGAAATTACAATTTTAATTCAAACAAGTTTACAAAAAAATTCATAGACCAACAGAGTGAGCGCTATCCGCAACTTTCCGACGATATGATTAATAATACACCAAACTTGGAAAGACAAAAAGAAAACCCAAGAAATTCTTCGGAGGCTCCTTGGAACAGGGCCATTGTTGTGATGCTAGAGTCCATTAGCGCTTTGACCAATATTTCAAGTGATAATATAGGATTTATAGCTTCTAATCTACATTCTATGATTAATCCCAAGACAGGAACACCTGAAGGTCTGGCTAATTTTGTTGATGCTTACGAAAAAATAGAACAAAAGATTAGGAGACTGCTAGGCCACCGCGGCACAGGCGAAACAGAGTTCGATGTTAGTGTTAAGTCATCTATTCACAAGGAAAGATTTAAAAAATCAACAATTAAGGTTCGGAAAAGATTTAAACAAGTTTTCAATAGTGATGTGGCAAAGGGTATTGAATACGATTTTCTTGGTGGTCGCAAAACCAACCGGGGCGGGATGAGAGAAATAACTATTGATTTTTATCAAAATCGTTTAGACGATGAAAATTCTAAGTATTTTTCTGGGCCCCGCCGGCGCTCAGATGATCCGCTATCGGATCTTCGAACCGCTGAATATGCATATTTAACCCCTGCAAGGGTTAAGTATGGTATAAAAACATTGAAGATATTAAATTCTGGTAAAGCTTTGTGGAACAGGAAGCGCTACAACGAGGCGACAAGAGTTATAGCGTCGATGCGTATGGATCCAACCAGAGAAGAACTTTCGGCTCCTGTGGGCACGGCCAAAAATTTTGCTGGTGCCCGTGGTCTAAAGGAAACATTATCTAGGAACATTTTACGTGCTCATGGAATTTCAATTGAGCCTCCTCGTCCCCGCCCGCCACGCAATGTTGTTGAAAAGGAAGAAGTTGGTGTAATTGAGACAGAAGAGATAATTGGAAAAGAAACATTGTCGCAATTGACTGAGCAAGCGCTCATTTTAGTTGAGGAAGATTTTGAAGAAGAGGCAGAAATATTGGAAGAGGAGAATACTCGCACTCGCCGTAAATTTGAGCCACTAAACGCACTTTTTGTAGAAAGGCTGATTAATAGAGATTCCTCCGATATCTTTCGCGTGGCAGAACGAAAGGGTGTCGCTCCTGGTCTTGCCGGCTTTAATTTACAGAAAAGCGATAATATTTATGAAAAACTATTCCGCGACAAGCCTGGAATGGAAAACAAAATAAGGACTTTACCAAATCAAATTAAGTCGCTGTTTTTGTCGAACAGACCGCTGACAATTAACAAGTGGAATAGCACAGAAACGGATTTCCTGCTCAACTCAGAAACCTTCGAAATGTTTAGATATAATTATTTTATGTTGCAAAGAGTAGAATATCTTGCCGGCTTTGAAACTTCTGACATCGATGGTCGACAAGTAACAAAACCAATATTTAATTTGATGACCCCAGCAGCACTTAACTCTAATTCTGAAAAAAGTTTGTTATGTAGAATGTCCTCTTATAAGAACACTTCTGTATATGCAGATATACCAAAGCAGCTTCGTCTTCCAATTAGAGATAGGTATTTCTTGATTAAGTTTGGTGATCCATCTGCTGAGGCCCTAGAAGATGAAGTCACCGAGGCAGAGGAGCCACTAGACCGCGCTGCTCGCCGTCTGGCTAGAACAACCTCTTTGGATCGAACAGCCCACCGCATAATGCAGATTCTCTTAGAGAAAGAAGGAAGAGCAGAGAGCTATTATCAGTATGCCACCACGATATTTATTAAACAACCCAGAGATTTAATTCAGGAAGGTGCCGAGATCAAATCACGGCTAGCTCAATCTCCTCCGTCACCCACTACCCGTACCAGGCGCGCCACACAAACAATGGAGGCCTCCCCCTCTGCTCAATCCGCACAGGGAACTAGAGGCTCCACCGGGGGTGAGTATTAAAAATGCCTAACAAAACTAGTAAATATGTAAGTGATTTAATTGTAAATTCTGATACCGTTCCGATACGAGATCCGTTTCGGGCCGCCCTGGGAAGTTACTGGAAAGAAGACCGCTCCCGTCGCACTGGGCGACAGGAACTGGTATTTAAGGATTATCTGAATAACGAAGATAGAAAAGTTGATGTCTCTTTCGCAACAGAGCAGGATTATAGAGACGAAGACGAAACACAAACTTTACCTGCCCGGAAAATTACGTTAGTTATTGATCCCCATGATGTTGATTTCCTCCAAGAAGGCGTCGGAGAACATGATGTCGCAGGTATGCAAGCGGACTTTAAGGAATATCTTATAGGCGCAATTGATTCGGGGCATGAATTCTTTGAAGATCATCACTTCAAAATTAATAAACCTTTAACATCTGCCGAAAAAGTAATCGTTGCAGACGCTGATGCCTCTTTGTCTTCAGATGTAAACATAGAGTTTAAATATAATTTTTATAATGAATTCTATGAGGAAGCAATTCAGGATCCCATACGACCCGAAATACAGATTGAAAACGTTTATAATTATATTTTTGAACCGCTCACACCCCGTGCCGGCCGCGGCCCGATGGGTAGAGCGGCCGGTATAAAAAAAGTTACTTTATTACTAAAAGGGGTGGATGTGTTTGATGATTTGTCAGACATTACAATTCCTTCGAACGAGGCCATAGGATATAAAAATGTGTATATTCCATATGAACACACAAGGGAATTAAATGAGCATTCAAACTTGAGCAAAGTTTGGCCTATGAGCGTTAATATTAGAATGAAGTTCGATACGAATTCTATGTTGCCAGGAGTTCTAAATGAACATTTTTTGGCTGAGCATTTAATTCGTCATGCATCTGAGGATCCGATTTATCCGGTGCCTTATAAAATTGATGAACAATCATATGATGAAACGGGTAGAATATATTCTACTCTATTATCAGATAGAATAAAAGAAGTTAATGTATTGAGATGGTTTGAAGATAGGCTCTCCGAACTCGGCCGGGCCTCCTCTGAGCTTCCGAGTAACTATACATTTTTAGGAGACACCACCGAAGGCACTCTTGTATCTATCGGGATTAGATCTGATTATCTTCTTCTTACCAGCTTCATAGAGAGCTTAGCTAACTTATCTGAATCTAGGCGCAGATCCTTTGAGGACATACTAAATGGTGTTGAGGCTCCGTCTGAAATCGTAGCTTATAAAATATCAAAAATAGATGCGGCCCGTCCTGATGGTGACCCAATACAAGATTTTTGGATTTTTAACACAAACGACGAAGTAGATATAATGGACTTTATTGATACACAGGTTAAATACTCTAAAAAGTATCGATATGTGGTGTCTGCTTTGTATGCTGTTTATGGAACGGCTTATAGTTACGGTGAGCCATGGTTTTCCTCGACCGGCGCCGAAACCTACACTGGCCTCCGAGGCCGCGTTGATGTTGTAACGCGCCCCACACTCCGTATGTATGAGATTCCAATTTACGAAAATATAGGACAGATTATAGAGAATCCTCCGGTCCCTCCCTCAATTGATATAATTCCTTACCGCGGCGTCGGGAATAAAATGAGATTTCACATGAATGGGGGCACCGGACTTTATTTGTCCGACCCGATTATACTGAGGGACAGGGACGAAGCTTTCTATGCAGATTATCGACAAACTTATGAATTAGAAACAGATGCTCCCATTACGTTTAAGAACGATGATGCCGTGTCTGCCTTTGAAATATTTAGAATAGACAAGCATCCGACTACTTATGATGACTTTAGAAATAAATTACGAAGAAGAGTGTCAACCGATGTAAACCCTCGTTCTCCCCTTAAGGCTTCGTCAGCCACTTATATTGAACCAATCATTCCTAATAAGAAATTTTACTATATTTTTAGAGCGCTCGATGTTCATGGCCAGCCATCTTTGCCATCGATTGTTTACAGGATAGAAATGATTGACGACGGCGCAACAATTTTTCCTATTATAGAAGCTGTTGACTTTTTGTCAGAGTACGAAATAGAAAAACGAAACAAAATGCCAGTTAGATCTTTTAGAAAATTGTTCTATATAGCCCCAAAGTTTTCACACTCTTATTTCAATAGAGCTAATTCTGATATGGTCGGCGCACCAACGGCCAAATTGCATGGCCCGGATGTATATTTAGGCGGAGAAGATGAAGCTATATGGAAAAAGAAATATAGAGTAAGGCTTATATCAAAATCGACTGGCAAGAAAATTGATTTTAACTTCGAAGTTAACCACAAACATATTGAAACCGAAAAGGAAAGAAACTAATGTTTGATACTATTTATAAACATAGAGTTGCACAAAAGGAAGGTAATAGATGGGATTTTTAGATAACTCTGGTGACATCATATTAGATGCCGTCCTCACTGATACGGGTAGGATGCGATTAGCCAGGGGAGACGGAAGTTTTAAGATTGTAAAGTTTGCCCTTGGTGATGATGAAATTAATTATGAGCGGTATAATAAGGACCACGCTAGCGGCTCTGCATATTATGATTTGGAAATTCTGCAAACACCGGTTCTTGAGGCCTTCACCGACAATGCAGCTTCCATGAAGTCAAAACTCATATCAATCCCCAGAACTAATTTACTTTATTTGCCCATACTTAAGCTTAATGATGTATTTAACGGCTCTGTCCAAAGACACGCCGGAACAAAGAAGTATATGATTGCTGCTGATGATGACACAGAAGATGAATTTTCGGTTGATACTAGCACCGATCCAATTGCCGGTGTTTTATACGGTGAGCGTCCTCAGCAGGGCGATAACCATATTCGTGTTGATCAGGGCCTAGACTCTAATTATGAATTATCTCCAAGCAGAAATCTCGACGCGGATCTCGTAGAAACCCAGTATATGGTTGAGATCGATAATCGATTAGGTTCGATAGTATCAGTAGACGGTGATACCGCAACGCCGTCTTTTATCGACGACGATCAGATAGCTACATATTATTTCTCTTTGGGAACTGACGGGCAGTTTGTTTCAGAAATAACCAGCAAGAGCACGAACACGGGTGAACAGGTGATTGCCGGCCCCCGCGGAACCAAAGTGAAGTTTAAGGTTCTGGCATCGCTTGAGCTAAATACTAGTAACTATCTGTTTGATAAGTTGGGCTCCGCGGCGACACTCCATGGTCAAACAAGCACCACGACATCTATCAAGCAAATAAACGCAACGATTAGAATCACTGGGGCGACAACTGGTTACAGAATAGATGTTCCGATTAGATTTATCAAGAAACAATAACAGGATATAAAAATGGCAACCATATTTAAGAATTTTTCAAACACCGACATTGCCTCGACTAGAACCCTTTTACATGAGGCGATTCCAATTACAGGTTCGATCATCTCGGGTACCTATCAAAGAGGAGAGGGCGGTACCGAGGAAAATATTAAAAACTATTCCCATGGAATATTTCAGAGCGTATATGATTATCCTTATCTAAGTTCTTCAGCGAACCATATTTTTGATATTACTGTAGGATACTCAAACACCATATCGAGTTCGGCCTATACTCAGAATACTAAAAAAGTAAATATTTATTACCAAATGTCTCAACTGCTGAATGGTTATGATCATACCGGGTCGATTAAGAAGTTTCAGACATCTGGTGGCACCGATCAGGATGCAATGGTATTCTTTAATTTTGCCAGATTGTTGACTAAAGACGAAGTTAAAAAAGAATCATATATTATGACCCTCGCCTCCGGCGGCACTTGGGAAGACAGTCTTAAGTTTACTGACTTAGTTACTATTAAAGATTTGAGTGGCAGTTCTCAATATCGTGTTGATTCACCGGCCGGTGAATATGGATATTTGATGTCGCAGTCCGCCGGAGAAAATTCTAATAACTTTGCGTCTGGAGACAATCATACTGAAATCGGTAAAATTTACTACCAGGCCGGTATTGTGGCCTTGACAGCATCTATGGGATTGGCAACGATCGCTCATGGCGGCACAGGCTCCGTTTATGATAATTTTAGCGTCAATCCAAAAGAAACAATTAGTGCGGCAGTGACTGGCGCGACCATCCAGACCTTTGCCAGCGCTGTAAGAAACAAGATTAATAAAATTTCTTTCAACAATACTACGGAATTAAACTCAACAATTTACTTCTGCCGGGTGCATCATAATGATTTCAACTATAGTTCAAATCCAACATACCTAACAGCCAGTAAGCTCCGAGTAAAAACGAATGCAACTGATCAGCCAGTGTCTTATATAACATCGGTTGGTCTATATAGCGCTGACAACGAGCTATTAGCGGTAGCTAAGCTTTCTGAACCTCTCAAGAAAGATCCGACGAATGAATTGACTCTGAGAGTTAGGCTAGATTACTAGGGGGATTATTATGCCTCTGTATAAATTCGGGCCAAATGATGTTTATCACAACACGATAAAGGCACATCCAAGCTGTTCCTTTTTCATATATGATGAGCAGGTCTTCTACAATAACAAGACTGCTATATCTGGTGCTTTCGTTGATGGTCATTCTGGGATAGGTAAGACCGGATATATAAATCTGTATGAACTAAACATAGATCGCAAAAAAGATACGAATACTGGCATTTACATTGGTGACACCGGAGAAGCGTACAAAGTAGAGGATAAAGGAGTAATTTATCCTTATACGATTAAGCAGGGAGATCAAAGTGAGGCGTTTAAAACCATAAGTGCCGTTCAGTTCACCAACATTTATGGAATCGGTGACGTAATGTCGGGCTCCTATAGTCTGTCGGCATCAATAGCAAGAGAATTCTACCCCGCCAATCACTCAGACACTTTTTCTAATTTTCATGCAAAAGGAGGCAATAACACCCTCGGCTGTATATACACGTCCGACGCGTTACCAATAGAGGAACACGTTAGAATCTTAAAGACTTTTGCGTCTGGTTCGCATATTGATGCTCTTCGAACAAGGTTAGATTATAATTCTATTTTAAGCGATCATTATCACTATACGGCTTCCGGGGCAGACGCCGGCTCCCATTGGGACAAGAGCAAACAAGCTGTAAATTTAGTTTCCATCCCGAGCATTTTTTACGGCTCAGGTATTAAAAAAGGTTCTGTTAGCTTAAAATATTTCATTTCCGGAACGCTTGTTGGCGAACTCCGAGACTTGAATAACAATGGCGAGCTAATCCAAATTGAGCCTTCACAGGGCTCAATTTCACAGGGTTCGGGAAATGTCGCCGGCGTCGTCATGTATAACGAGGGTTTCATGGTCTTGACTGGTAGCTGGACATTGGGTCACTTAGGGGCCGGCGCACCAACTTTTAATGATAGAGATGTTTTTGGTGCCACCGTATCTAGTGTTGGTCCTTCATGGCTTAGGTTTGCTCACGGTGTGAATTCCGGGATTGGAAGTGTAGCCGAATCTCCTCTCGGAAAAGGAACCAATCCATCTTCCAGTTACCTAATGGAATTCTTGGGCACAAGCCATATTTCAACGATTTCTATGATGGCGCATGCGAAGAAGGGCGAATTGAATTGGTCGAATAACCCTTCTTTCATAAGCTCAAGTGCTAGTAGTTCCTACGTTTCGCCTCGTGCCGGCGGCTATCGTTATTATGAAAAAGAGCTAAAGATCAAAAACATTGTCAGCTCCTCTTATTCCCAGGTAACAGGAAGCTTTGAGAGGACAACATATATATCAAAAGTTGGCATATACGATAAAGACAAAAACCTGATAGCTATCGCCTCTGTTGCCAACCCAGTCAAAAAAACTGAAGATAGAGACTTGACATTCAAGTTAAAACTTGATATATAGTATATATGATTTTAGGATTAGACATATCCACAAGCATCACGGGCTATACTCTCATAGACGGAGACAAGATAATCCTCAATAGTGCTTGGGATACGAGAAAATATAAAGACTTTTTTGAAAAGGTGATACATGTTAAAGCAGGGTTGGAAGAGATTCACAAACAATATGGCAAGAGAATTAGAGCCGTATATATTGAACAGTCGCTACAATCGTTCCGTTCGGGCTTTTCATCT